CGGTAGAACCTACTGTTGAATGGTCTCAGGACCAAATGGTAGAAGTAATTCTTAATGAACCTGATGACTTTCTGAAAGTTCGTGAAACTTTGACTCGCATCGGAGTTGCATCGAGAAAAGAGAAAAAACTTTATCAATCTTGTCACATTCTTCATAAGCAAGGTAGATATTTTATCGTTCACTTTAAGGAACTGTTTGCTCTTGATGGCAAGCACGCAAACCTTACTGTGAATGATGTTCAGCGTCGCAATCGCATCGTTCGTCTTCTTGCTGACTGGGGACTGATTACGGTTGTTAAGGAAGATGCTGTAACTGATATTGCACCGCTCAACCAAATTAAGGTACTTGCATATAAGGATAAGGGTGATTGGATTCTTGAGCAGAAGTATAATATTGGGAAGAAAGGAAAAGCAGTAGAAACCGAATAAATAGATATGAGACTCTTTTCGTGCGGTCTCTACAAAAGTCGGAACACCCTAAAAAGAGGTTCGGTTTTACCGATACCTCTTTTTTTCGTTTCTTATATAATTAGTAATGGATGCCTTCGGGGTCCACAAAACACAAACTCGCTTTTAAAGGAGCTACTATAATGACTAATCTGATGAAATATCAGGCTGCGGATCTTCCTGCTTTGCTGGAGAGAATCAATCGTAACACGATTGGAATGGATGAATACTTTGATCGTATTTTTAAGATTCACGAAACAACTTCTAATTATCCTCCTTACAACCTAGTTCAAGTAAGCAACGTAGAATCACGACTTGAACTTGCACTTGCCGGATTTAAAAAGAAGGAGGTTTATGTCTATACACAAGATGGGAAACTATTTGTCGAAGGACAAAAAGAGGATAAGGAATCCAACACCAACTACGTCCATAAGGGATTGGCTCAACGATCTTTCAAGAGAACGTGGACACTGGCAGACGATACAGAAGTCGCAGATGTATCCTTTGAAGACGGACTCCTCTCTGTCAACTTAAAGAAAATTGTCCCCGACCACCATAAGCGTAAAGACTATCTATAAATATAATTGAATATCGTCGGCGCGAGGAGCACCTGGCAAAATCCAGGTTGACTCCTCCTTTTTTTCTTGCTAAAATAAAGAGAGGTACGAATAACTTATGACCGTTAAATTGCTATTATTGAAGTCAGGTGAAGACATTATCGCTAATGTAAGTGAAATGGCATTTGGTGAGGATGAAGAGAGAAGAGTTGTTGGATATTATCTTTATAAACCTTGTGTTGTTAAAATGAGAAATCCCAACCTCCTCCCCGAAAAAACTTTTGAAGGACCAAACAACCAAAAGGCAGGATTTCAGGTTTCTCTATTCCCTTGGATGCCTTTGTCTGCTGAAGATAATATTCCAATTCCTTCAGATTGGGTTATTACTATGGTAACTCCAGTAGCTAAATTAAATGAAATGTATCATACGGACGTAATCAATTATGGAAAAGAAGATGATAAAGATTCTGGCACTAATGAACAATCTGATTCTAATCAGTCAGATTGAAGAAGTTGGTGCTGATATTGGTGAACCAGACTGCAAACTTGTAAATCCTTTTGTTGTTAAGAAGGACCAAACATTAGAACCATTTCTTTGTGGATATACAAAAGAAAATACATTTATGATGAGTTCGGACAAGATTCTCACTCTTGCTGATCCGACTCCGACTCTACTTGAAAAATATGAGGACTTGATTAAAGAATGAGATTTTACACTAATGTTCAGTTGATTGGAAATCAATTTTTGGTTCGTGGAGTAGAAAATGATAAAAGATTTGAGACAAGAGATGAGTTCTTTCCAACTCTCTTTGTAAAGACTAAAAAAGATTCTAAGTATAGAACATTAGGTGGTGAAGCAGTAGAACCAATTAATCCTGGAACTGTGCGGGATTGTCGTGAGTTTTACAAAAAGTATGATGAGATTGATGGGTTTGAGATCTATGGGAACGATAGATACATCTATCAATATATTTCAGAAAAGTATCCAGAGGATGAAATTAAGTTTGATATCAGTAAAATTAAACTTGTAACTCTAGATATTGAGGTTGCTTCGGAGCAGGGTTTCCCTGATGTTGAATCTTGCTCGGAAGAAATACTGGCAATCACAATACAAGATTATACAACTAAAAAGATTATTACTTGGGGAGTTAAACCGTTTAATAATAAGCAGAGTAATGTCACATATCACTATTGCCCAAGTGAATATGAACTTCTGAATAACTTTATCAACTATTGGATGGTTGATGTTCCTGATGTTGTGACTGGGTGGAATATTCAGTTATATGATATTCCATATATTTGTAAGCGGTTGAATCGTGTTCTTGGTGAGAAACTAATGAAACGTTTCTCCAACTGGGGACTTGTGACAGAAGGCGAAATCTTTATCAACGGTCGTAAGCATACAACATTTGATGTTGGTGGTTTGACACAACTTGATTATCTGGATCTTTATAAGAAGTTTACTTATAAGGCGCAAGAATCATACCGTCTTGATTATATTGCTGAGGTTGAACTTGGGCAGAAGAAACTAGACCACTCTGAGTTTGATACCTTTAAGGACTTCTATACTCAAGGTTGGCAAAAGTTTATTGAATACAACATCGTTGACGTGGAACTTGTTGACCGTTTGGAAGACAAGATGAAACTGATTGAACTAGCACTTACGATGGCATATGACGCAAAGGTAAACTATGCCGATGTTTTCTATCAGGTGAGGATGTGGGACAACATTATCTACAACTATCTTAAGAAGAGAAATATTGTTATCCCACCAAAGAATAAATCTCAGAAGAATGAAAAGTATGCTGGTGCATATGTAAAAGAACCAAAACCTGGTAGGTATGATTGGGTTGTGAACTTTGACCTTAACTCACTGTATCCACACCTTATTATGCAATACAACATCTCGCCAGAAACTCTGGTAGATGAAAGACACCCAACGGTGAGTGTTGATAAAATTCTCAACCAATCGACCAATTTTGAACTGTATAAAGATTATGCAGTATGTGCTAATGGTGCGATGTTCCGCAAGGATATTCGTGGATTTCTTCCAGAGTTGATGGAGAAAATGTACCAGGACCGTGTTATCTTCAAGAAGAAGATGATTGAGGCAAAGAAGGAGTATGAGAAAACCAAGAACAAAGAATTGGTAAAGGAGATTGCTCGCTGCAATAATATTCAGATGGCAAAGAAGATTTCTCTGAACTCTGCTTATGGTGCTATCGGTAATCAGTATTTTCGATACTATAAACTTGAGAATGCTGAAGCTATTACTTTGAGTGGTCAAGTTTCGATTCGATGGATTGAAGGTAAGATGAATTCTTACTTGAATAAACTTCTTAAAACGGAGGATGTTGATTATGTTATTGCTTCAGATACTGATTCTATTTACCTTAATATGGGTCCTTTGGTTGAACGTGTATACAAAGGAAGAGAGAAAACTACTGAAAGCGTTGTCTCGTTCCTTGATAAGGTCGCTTCGATGGAACTTGAAAAGTATATTGAAAGTTCTTACCAAGAATTGGCTGACTATGTGAATGCATATGATCAGAAAATGCAAATGAAGCGGGAGAATATTGCTGACCGTGGAATCTGGACTGCTAAGAAGCGTTATATTTTGAACGTGTGGGATAGTGAGGGTGTTCGATATGAAGAACCCAAACTAAAGATGATGGGTATTGAAGCAGTTAAGTCTTCAACCCCAGCACCTTGTCGTAAAATGATTAAAGATGCTCTTAAGTTGATGATGAGTGGTACTGAAGATGAGGTAATTGAGTTTATAGAAAATGCACGTAAGGAGTTTAAGTCTCTTCCACCTGAACAGATTTCTTTTCCACGCTCGGCATCTGATGTTCAGAAGTACAAGTCTTCATCTGACATTTATATCAAAGGCACCCCTATTCACGTTCGTGGAGCACTTCTGTTCAATCACTACATTAAAGAGAATAAGTTGACTAATAAGTATTCTCTCATCCAGAATGGTGAAAAGATTAAGTTTATTTACTTAAAAAAACCGAATACTATTCATGAAAACATTATTTCATTCATTCAAGAATTTCCTAAAGAATTGAATCTTGACAAATACATAGATTATGAACTACAATTTGAGAAAGCATTTCTAGAACCACTCAAAATTATTCTTGACTCGATTGGGTGGAATGTAGAAAAAACCGTAAACCTTGAATCTTTCTTTGCCTAATGGATTTTTTAAAAGATATTGTAAAAGAAATTGGTGATGACTTTACTAAGTTAGCATCAGATATTGACGAGACGGAAACTTATGTTGATACGGGTTCATACATTTTTAATGCACTGGTTTCAGGTAGCATATTTGGTGGTGTATCTGGGAA